CTTCAATACTTCCGTTTAACAAAGTATTTACAGCTCTTCCACCTTGCACTCCAAATATAGTTTTTAAAACTCCAGCCTTGTCAGCGTTTCCCATTTTGTCAGTTACACCTTTTAGCCGCTCCAAAATAGAAGTCATATCCTGCAAGTTTCCTTTTTCATCTGTAACTTTACCAATCAATTGTTCTAATTTATCTCGTTTTTTAAAATCTTTCATACTTTCAAACATTTGATTCAATCCTGTTCCAGCTGTAGAACCTATTAATCCGTTATCGTTCATTTTACCAAGCATTGCATAAACTGTTTCCATAGGAACTCCTAATGCTTTTCCAGAAGCTCCAACGTATTTGAACCCTTCAGCAAGTCTTGGCAAATCCGCCGCAGTATTTTTAGATGTAACAGCTATCATGTCAGTTACTTTTTGTGCTTCTTTTGCAGATAACTGATAAGAATTCATGTGCATTTTTACCATTTCAAGTGCTGGTGTGATGTCCGAATTGAATGCTTGTGCTAAATTTGCAGCTGATGGAATAATTTCTTTCATCTCATCTTTTTTTATCCCTAAAGTCGCTCCTGCATTTATAGCCTGTGCAACGTCCAGATTATTAAATTTAGTCGCCCCACCAACTTGTTTTGCAAGTTTCCTGTACTCTTTTAAGTCAGTACCATATCCTCCAGTTTTGGCAGAAGCTCCACGTAACTCGTAATCAGTCTGTCCGTATTCCTGCAACGCTTCCATTCCAGCCTGTGTAATAAAACTTCCAGCCTTATACAACGCTCCGTCACGGACTTTATTCATAAGCCCCTTAACTCTTTTCATTGCATTGTCAGCGCCCTTTGCAACATTTTTTAAAGGATCTTTGACTGATTTCCCAACCGCTTCCTTTGCCTTGTTCAGCTCATCCATTTTCTTTTTGGCTTCCTGCGCCTCTCTTTTTACGTTGTCCAGTCCACTTTTTACATTTTTACCTGTTCCAAGCGACTTCATCATATCCTGTGCTGTTTTAAGCTGTGATTTTAATTTATCTCCTTGTGAATGCAAATGTTTCTGCATGTGCTGAAGCTGTTTGTTAAAATTATTTAAAGTAACTTTATCTAATGCCTTAGCTAGCCTTTCAGCTTCCTTTTGCATAGACTGTATCCATTGCTTTGCGTTCTTGTCTTTTATAACAAACTCTAATTCATAAGTAACTCCTACTCCGCTAGCCATTTTATCTTCCTTTCTTCATTTTCTTTTGTTCCCGCTCTTTTATTTTCTGTATTTCTGTATCATAGAAACACATCTTTAAAAATGTTTCAAATTCCTTTTCAGGAATATCATTTTTGTTATATCTTTCCAAAAATTCAAATGAATTAAAACTTTTAAAATTATCATTTAATTCAAGCTGAAATGCCAAATTTTCAACTTCTGTTATTTCTTTTAGCATTTCATCCTTATTAATATACATTTTCCCTTCATAGAAAAAAGCAGGGTTTCTATTTAAGGAAGGGATTTCTTACCACTTCCGACAGGAAAGTAGCTAATTCCGCAATTTCACTCGAAGGAAAATCTTCGATTTCAAATTTTGGAAGTAATTTATCGTTTTGAAAATCATTTACTACATCAGCAAATAAAAATACTCCTTTACCAGTCGCAGGATCAACTTCCATTTTGGAATACTTAATCGCTTGTTTTGTTGTTGGATATTTACAAATTACATCTTGAGGTCTTCCGTCCCAGTTAATCAAAGTGTGATGGAACAGTTGGTTTGGACGCAATCCACCTTGTTGTTTTAATCTATTTCTTTCGTTCTCGTTTCTTCTTTCTTTTATTTCTTCCGCCGTTTCTTCTGTTGTAATAGCTTCAATCGCTTTTGTTTCATTCTTGACTTCTTTATTTTGAACTGCTGCATTTTCATCGTTTTGAGTGATAGGCGGTAATCCTCCCATTTCTCTTGACATATTGATTGCTTTTAATTCTTCTTCTGTATATTTTCTTTTTTCTAAATTCATTTCACTTTCTCCTTATATTTCAATATATTAATTCAATAACTGTGATAGTTTTTACCGCAGTTATTTTTTGTTTTAATTAACCCACAAACTCTCTGCTTTCAGCTTCAAATTCCCAAGTTCTAGCCTCTGTTCCACTCTCGTTCGCAAAGTTCAACCCAGCTTTTTTCTTAAACGAAACATTATTATAGATGTATGTTTCGTTTACATTTAAATCAGTCAGTACTATAAACATCGGAAACAATCCTTTGTTAGGTTTCCAAAGTTTATGTAATCTTTCCATCAATCTGTGTTCTTCGCTTCCATACAACATATTCATTTCGATAGATGTACTTTCGTCTACCGATACATTTACCACTTTTTGTCCACAGCTTGCGATTGTAGAGCTCGAACTTTCTGAGTTAGGATCATCTTTGAAGCCGTCCTCGTGTCTACAATCAATCGAATATGGAATACCAGCTGCAGTTAATACAATTTTTACATTATTTACGTTATACTGTCTTGTTCCCATTTCTATCTGCCTCCTTTAATTGTTAAAAATAATTTCCCCGTCTGTTGTAACAGCTCCAGTCAAATTTACTTTTCTAGTACCGTTTAAATAAGTAACTCTTAAATCAAAATCAAATTTTCCTTCTCTAAGTGATTCTTGTGTAAAGTCACTCACTGTTAAATGCCCTAAACTAATCTCCAGTTCGTTGCCGTTTTTATCCTTTTGCATTATCGTTCCAAAATAGCTTCCAGCACTATCTACCATGAACATCCCAGCATTAGCACCTTGTCTGCAACGTTCCTTAATGATTGAGTAAACCATCATTTTTCCTGCATCATTTCCTGGTATTTTATCTTTTCTCACTTGGAAAATTGTTAAATCTTTCTTCAATCCATCTCTTAACCATATCTCGATTAATTTTAATTCGATGAATTTCTTATTATCCGAATTGATACCGTTCACAACATGAAAATATCCTCGTGTTGGTTTAGATAAATAATTCAATCCGGCGTTCCAGAATGCCTTTTGTTCCGTCTTTGTGAAATTTTCTTGCACAAATCCATTAATCTGTGTAGAATGCACAATATAACTCCCTAAACCCTTGTAACCTATCGTTCCACCAGCTAATGCCCCAGTAAGCCAGTTTCCTTTTGCTAAGTTCTTAGCCCCTTCAATAACAAATGCTACATTATCAATATTATTATCTGTTTGTAGTGCCACGGCTTTGGCTGAATTTCCTAATTTTTCATAATTTACAGCTATAAAAAACTGTTTATCCTTATCAGTTTTTGCATAAGCTATAATACTGTCTATATAATTTTTCTCCGCAACTATATCCATATTAGTAATCCAGTTAGTAACCTCGAAAGCGTCCTCATGATCCACGTAAGTTTTCATAAGTTCTGTAAATGTAGTTGCCGTGTTATTTCCATACACTACAACGTTTAATGGAGTGTATGATTGTGAATAGGCACTTGCGATTAACTTATAAAAAATATGATTTTCATCTAGCCCACTTACATTCAGCTCCAATAAATCCTGTGGTTCTGTAATATAAGTTGGCGATATTGCGAAGTCTTTTGTAAAAAACATTAAACTTCTGACATCAGCATAAAATGCTCTGTTATTTTCTGATTTTATTTGTACGTTATTCAATGTATTCAAATCATTTCTTTCTATTGCCATTATTCCTCCTTAAAATCTTTGTTTATATAATGCTCTGCAAAATAGCTAAATTGCAGAACTTGTTTATAGTATTTTCTGCCCATAAAATTAAAAGGCGTTTCCTGTATCTTATATACTTTCCGTATCTTCCTTTGATGTTTTCTATCATCAAAGTAATCATTTGTTGCGTCTGTATTAGCCAAAAACATATAAAGCATATCAAAATCGTTATGTTTCTCTCGTGATTCCAAAGTTAAAAGTACCTGTATTTCCTCATCGTAACAATATTTATCATTTCCAAAAGGAATAGGATTACCTGCATCTTCGATATACAGATTATAGAAAACAAGCGGGAATTTAAGTTTTTCATACTGTTCAGCCGAAATTTCATCACGTTTTTCTTCATTGATAACTTGATTTATGCCAAACTTTT